GATGAACTAAGAGACACTTGGACCAAGAAACAAATGTTTCGAACAGAAACAGAAGCTAGGTTTTCAGTGTTACAAGATAATAGATACCCCACTAAAGGTGCTAAATACTGGCAGTGTGTCAGAGAACAATCATCTTACTTAGATAACTTAATGACCTTATCATTTGATTATAGAAGAAACGAAGCAAAGATAACTTGGTTAGAAAAGAAAATCGATAAAGAAGAAGATGAATATAAAAAAACTAAATATGAAATAGACTTAGATGAATGTAGATTTGCAAAAGCATCTATGGAGAAAACTGCTAAACACAGAATGAGAGAAATTAAGATGTGGTCTAAGTTAAAAGGTGAATTTAATGATGGATCATTTAATGATAAAGATGTTAACGATCATCAGTTAGAATCTTATGGACTACAGTATTATGAGAAATCAAAAACTTTAAATGAACACTCTGATCAAAATGAAGTGTTTAATGTAATGGGTCAATTACAATCATTACAAAGAATTAAAAAATCAGGTGAACTATTGAGCAATACAGAAAAGAAAGAACAGCTAACTCAAGATGACAAACCAAGAACTGAATACCCGTAAGTTATTCTTTTTAGTTGCACAACCTAGGTCTGGTAATACTTTGTTTGCAAGTATTATGAATCAAAATAAAAACATAGCAGCTACTGCTAATTCTATAACATTAGAGATAATAAAAGATTTGTTTTTACTTAAAAAAACAGATGTGTTTGAAAATTATCCTGATCACAGATCATTAGACAATGTACTAGATAATGTATTTAATAACTACTACCAGCATTGGCCACAACGTATAATCATTGACCGTGGACCTGTAACAACAAAAGGTAATTTTGAATTAATGCAAAAGCATTTTAAACATGGTTTTAAATGTATAGTAATACTTAGAGATTTAATCGATGTATTAGCTTCGTATATGCAGTGGTATACAAAAAATCCCGATGCATTTCCTAATAGATATAATTGTAAAACTGATGAAGAAAAATTAATGATGATTATGAATAGTAAAGGTGCTGTTGCAAAAGAGTTAGAAGCTATCAAAAATAGTTTTAATTATCCAGGTATTTGTCATTATGTAAAGTATGATGATATAGTTACAAACCCTGAACAAGAGTTTAGAAAAATATATCAATTTTTAGATGAACCTTATTTTAACCACAGGTTTAGTAATTTAGATCAAGTAAATGTTAATGGTTTAAGTTATAATGACAAAGTAGTTGGTAGTAATATGCATAAACTATTTGATGGACCCGTTAGAAAAGTATATAACCCCTACATAGAAAAGATTCCAAAAAGTATAAAAGAAAGATATGGACACATTAAATTTTAAACCAACGTTTTTAGGTCAGTGTATTATTAAATACCAAGTGCCATTAGATATATTCACAAGTATCAATCAAATCTATGAGCAAAATTATAATAATCTTGCACCCGCTAATCAACAATTAGTTGGTAAGATAGAGAAAGAACATTCTTTATTTTATCATGGTGAAGATCAAACAAAGATGAAGAACCATAACTTTCTACCTAAAAATATAACAGATTATTTTATGCAAGTTTTTAATCATTATTTAAATTTCAATGCTATACGAGATTATAAAACTCATTTAAATTCTATATGGGTTAATGAAATGAAACAACATGAATACAATCCAGCTCACATCCATAGAGGAATGTTATTTACAGGTTTATCAAGTGTGATGATTTTAAAATTACCTTCAACTTATGGTAAAGAATATTCTGCAGGACACATTCAACAAAACGGTAGACTGCAAATATTAGGTGCAGCTAATGGTCAGTTTGCTAAAATAGATTACCAACCATCAATGGATCTTAGAGACTTTTATATATTTCCTTATGATATGAGACACTGTGTATATCCATTTAATGGAACCGATGAGACAAGACGAACTCTTGCTGCAAATTGTGATGTAGATTTTGATCCGGTTAGAAATAGAGGAGCTAACTAATGGATAAACAATATTATATAGATAATCATATAGGGTTATTTAAAAATTTTATGCCTAACGAACTAATAGATGATTATACAAATTATTTTAATAAGTGTGAACAACAAGGTGCAGTATATCCAAGACGTGAGGATGAGATGTTAGTATCAGATAATG